TGTGGGTACACCTGCTTTAGTTTGCATAGAACCGCGGGATAGATAAGCCCATGCATTCTTTGGTATCATTCTAAAGACACCTTTTTCGTCACGACCCCAATATACAACCGGCATGCCGTCCCATTTTAATTCAATTGAATCATAGTTATCAACCATGTGACTCATACGTTCAGCCGCATGTAATCCACCGCTACTACCATTTGTAATGACGAGGTCCTCTATGTGTTGGTACTTACGTCCAACACCAGGAGCTGCTGCCTCAAATAATAGTACATCTGTTAATTTCATTTTTTGTTTTGTTTTACGAATTGTTCAGCAATCATTACTAATTCTTGCAATTGTTCTACACTTTCACAATTCCATCTACGCAATGCTTTATTGATTGGGCTATCTGGATCTCGTTTAGTTTTAGCACTTGCACGTGATTTTTTCATACCGCCCATTCTAGCACAGAATGATTTACGACGGCTAGCGGCTTTGCCGCCCTTCTTTAATTTACTTGGCTTAGTTGTAACAGCAGTCTTTAACTTACTACCTGGATTCTCTCTGCGATATGCTTTAACTGCTTTACCACTCATGCCATCAGTCTTGTCACTCTTATTGACTTTCTGCCAATCTTCTTCGATACTTTCTTTAGGTACACAGTTATTAACTCTTGTGTCACCTTTCATCTTAGTCCCTTGCTTTTTATAGCCTTTCCAGCAACTTGGGTCTAAGCGTTGTTTTTCTTCCGCCACACCTTGTTCTTTTTTCTTAGCAATAGCAATTGCTGCCTGTTGTGCAGGATTGGCTGCTTCAATTATAAATTCATTTGCTCTCATTTTAGTATATCCAATGCTTTACGAAACCACTCACGACTGCCTTCAGCAACGGGTTCTGGAAAATACTTTTCTTTAATTGCTTTGTATTTTTCAGGGTATTGCTCAAGTGCTTTCATCATTAGTGTAGGGTTACCCATATCTCTTGCAGTAGCAGTAGGACCAATAATGATTTTAGCAATTTGATCCTTGTCGTTACTAACAAGTTCTTTGGTTTGTCTGTCAACAAGTCCTTTATATGGACTCATCATTAAACTTAAATGTCCTGAAACTTGACTCATGTTTGCTAAATCTGCCCACATAGCATGAAGCGTACCACCTTTTAATGTAGGATCACTATAGTCATGTGTATGTAATGGTTGTGCCGCTGCCGCATTCTCTACAGCCATAATATCAACTTGCACAACATTATTAGTATTACCGATTGGAATACCCACATGAATACTTACGCCAGTACGTGCGGCAAATAGACCTTTATTATGAAAGTAATCTTCTAATGCCTTACGACTTAATTTTAATTCTTTAGTAGGAAACGCAGTCATCAACTCTTTTGCATCTACTAATACATCAATATCACTTGAAATTTCTTTCTTACCTGCACTACCAATTGGGTATAATTGCATGTTAGGTGGTAATATCTTTTTTAGATTATCCATGACTGAACTAAAGTTAGCTTTTTCTAACTGTACAGCATCAGGGACTACGTTTCCACCTTCAAATAATTTCATTTTAGTAACTTACCTTAATACTTTGAATTGTTCCTTGAGTGAACAAATTGATTTGTGCTCTCATCCATACAAAATTGCCTTGGATGTTAATATAACTGATTTGTGTTAGGTTATTTGCTTCAATTGAATGTACAGTAAACCAGTCAGTACCTAATGGGTTATCTACTAATGATGCTTGTACAATGATTCTACCACTAACACCAGTCAAGTTCCACAACAATGTTTGTGTATCTTTATTACCTAGATAGTAACTGGCTGCTGGTTTTCTTTCGCCGGTAACAGTTGACATGTTATTGAACACTGTTTGCGGGAACAATATTTGAGTAGTTGTTTGACTCATTATGCTACCTCAGCAATTGTTCCAACTCCGGATACAAAAGTTGTTACAACTTGAACTGTACCTGAACCTGAACCTGATGCATTAGCTGTGAATGTAGTACCCACATCATTGTATGGTGAACCAAACGTAGTAAAATTAGAAGTACCTTCTGTAATGATTTTATATACTGTACCTGCAACAACCGTAGTAGCATTTACTGTAGGTCCAAACTCTGTAGTTCCGGTAGCAGTTGAAACAAAAGAAACGTCTGAATCACTACAAGTGATTACAGTAAATGTGTCATTATATTCTACTGGGGTTACTTGAGTAACTATTATGCTTTGTCCTGGAAGAAACGGTGCATCTGCTTGTGTATCAAATGTCAATGTAGCAATGTCGCCAGTACCAGAAACACCTGTAACTGCCACTGAGTTTCCAACTAATGTAACGTTTGCAGTATTTGTGATTTCTACAATAGTATCTGTTCCGAAAAGACCTTCAACAATACCTGACATTGAGGTTTTTAATGCTGTTGACGATACAAATGTAGGGGAATCATCTGATGCGATAATTTTGGTGAATTTGATAGTAACTATCTCTTGGGCGATTTTAGCCATATTGTAATACTCCGTTTTATAAAATATTTATCTTAGGCTTTTACGACTTCAACGACTACGGAGTCGCCAACTAACTCTTGTGCAACTTGCTCTAATGCTGTTTGAATGTCGGAACTAGCAATTCCAGAAGTTTCTGGTTCACTGTCTTTAACGATTTTGCTGAATTTGATGACTAGTACATCTTCTACAATCTTTGCCATGGGTAAATACTCCAATTAATAGAGTATTTATCATTTTAAGTTGTCTCGGGACGCTTTTCTAGTTTGAACCTGCGCTTAATCATATCCCCAAACATTAGGGAAATCAATGAATTAGTGCTGTCCTCGTCATATTCAATGTAATAATGACTAGAACAGTAGTTTTGTTGCCAGTACTTTTGCCCGCCCTTTAGCCAGCCCTTCAGTGCGTCACTGGGGACAATAACAGTTTTAGTACCCTGATATCGTTTGATGAACTCTGACAATTCTTTTTTAAAAGTATCCTTGACACGCTTGCTTTTCAAATAAACACGATAGTTGTGTTTGGGTTCTTTTGCAAATGTTTTGATACCCGTAGGGGCGATATCAATTACTTCACTGATATCTACTGTGGGTGATAGATTGCGTAGTTTTTGTAACAATGCTAAATCATTGCTAAAAACACCTGCAGTATTACTCTCAACTCGTATTGTGCATGTTTTGTTTGTCTTAACATTAACATTACGCCAATCAATAAAACTCTCAATATCATCTAGGTCAATTGCGGCTATTCTATTCTTGTCGTAATATCTACGATTTGAGTCCAATCGTTTTAGATAATCTAGCATTGTATCACAGCCATGAATCCATGATAGTCCGGGCATAGTTACTCTAGCACGGTATCTATACTTACCATAATACAATACATCTCTATAATCAAAGGAATCAACACCCGGTGTGTTAGTTGATGACATTGATGAATCCATTACTATCTACCTCTACATTAATTTTTTGTGCTACATCAAATACAATTACATCATTAACCAAGTTTGCTGTAACTGTACTACTCTTAATCTTCTCAAAAAGAATCTTCTTACTCAATGGTACACGAATCAACTCGTCAATCTTACGACTTAGAGGACGTGCGCCCATTTTACTGTCATATCCATGCTCTGCAAGATACTCTACGACCGGTTCGCTTAAGTTAAGAGTAATGTCATGTACGTTTTTAAGACTTTTCTTCAATTCATCTGCAAACTTAATAACAATCTTCTTAATAGCCAACATATCTAGTTTGTTGAACTTGCAAACCATGTCAATACGGTTTCTGAACTCTGGTTTAAAGAACTCTTTCAATGCTTTCTCATCTTCGCCTGACTTCTCTTGTGAACCGAAACCAATCACATTGCGTTCACTGTCACTACTACCTAAGTTACTAGTCATAATAATGATACAGTTTTTAGCGTTGACTTCTTTACCATTGCTACCCGTAACACGACCTTCATCAAGCAATTGCAAGAATACGTCAAATACTTCTGGGTGAGCTTTTTCAACTTCATCAAACAATAATATTGAGTATGGGTTCTTGCTCAAATCATTGATAAGCTTGCCACCGCCTAATTCACCTTCACCGAACCCAACATATCCTGGGGGCGCACCAATGAACTTGGCAATAGCATGTTTTTCACTGAACTCACTCATATCATACTTGAGCAATGGCATGTCTAAGTTTTTACTTAATAGTTTCGCCAACTCTGTCTTACCAGTACCAGTTGGACCCAAGAATAAGAAACTACTTGTAGGCTTGTTCTCATTACCAATACCAGCAAATGATACATAGACACGTTCAAGTACTTTATCAACTGTTTCATCTTGACCATATAGTTTGTCTTTGATATTAGATTCAAGGTTCTTGATACGGTCATCTGTAACATCGCTCATCTTATCTGCGGGTACACCTGTATACCGTTCAACTTGTTCATGTATCAACTCTTTAGTGATGATTGCACCAACATTCTCAAGCACACGCTGTTTAGCACATGCCGCATCTAACAAGTCAATAGATTTGTCTGGGTTCTTGCGGTCGTGAATGTAACGAATAGCACATTCTACGCTTGTACTGATTGCTTCATCTGTAATCTCTACACTATGAAAGTCATTCAATCTAGCACTTAGACCTTTAAGAATACGAACTGTACTTTCTTGTGTTGGTTCGTCAATAGATACACGATAGAATCTACGCATTAACGCACGATCCTTTTCAAATGACTCGTAGAACTCTTCCCAAGTAGTGCTTGCAATAACTTTCAATGTACCCTTAGTGATTGCGGGCTTAATCATGTTAGCAAAGTCAACACTTCCACCGCTAGCATTGCCTGAACCCTTCATGGTATGTGCTTCGTCAATGAATAGAATTGCTTTACGCTTTGTATTCAATGCTTGTAGGATATTCTTAATCTTTTCTTCAAAATCACCACGATACTTACTACCTGCAAGTAAGTTAGCAACTTCAAGTGAATACAATTCGTGACCCTTTAAGAACTCTGGAACTTGTTCATCTACAATTTGCTGTGCTAGACCTTCTGCAATAGCAGTCTTACCTACACCAGGATCACCAACCATTAATACGTTTGACTTGAATCTTTTAGCTAATACATTGACAATATCGTCAACTTCTTTGCTACGACCAATCATTGGTTCAAGCTTACCATCTTTGGCTAACTGCGTTAGATTAATTGTGTATTCTTCTAAAATTTCATCGGCTTGTGTATCACTTAGTGCAGTAGTATAGTTACCACCCTTATAATGTTTCTGCCAGAAGGGTACAAACTCATTTTTAACAATGCCATACTTCAATAGGAAATAGTGTGCGTGACTGTTTGTCTCTGCACTAATGCTTAGGTACAAGTCAATAGTTGTAATTGTTTTGCGACCAGTGAAAAGAACTTGTGTTACACCACGATTGATAGTGCGTTCTAAACTGTTAGTCTTTCTGGGTTGAACTTCTTCACCGGGGTTTGTATTAACTTGAATAGCACGTAAGCTATCTAAGTAAATACCAATTTCTTTAGTTAAATTATTAGTATCTGCACCAAACTGCTCTAAGCACTTCTTAAAGGGAGGGTGATTTACCAATGCTAGCAATAAATGCTCTACGGTGCAATACTGATGCTTGCGTTGTTTAGCAAATTCAATAGCCTGTTCGATGATTGCTTCTATTTCTACTGAACT